ACAGTAGAAACAGTTGCAGCAGGTCAAAAAGCCACAGTAACAAACGTAGGAACGGCTCATAAAGCAAGATTAAACTTCAAAATACCAAAGGGCGAAGATGGCTCAACAGAAATTACTAATATCGACGAATTAGAAAATTATGTATATTATGGTGTAAGACGTAGAGTCAATCAAAATAGTTCAAGTGCCTGGGAAAGAACAGGAAGTGGAATTGGTAAAATAGCAAATGCTACTAAAAATGGCGATGCAGTAGTTAATGACTTTGATAATATTTATCCATGGTCAGATATAATTACTTGTAATGTAGATCCAAGCACAAATGAGGTCAAAGCATTTATTGGTGATCCAACCTTTGATTTTACAGGTAATAATGGCGAGGTAATGACACGAATTCCAGAGTTTTATTGGAAACGTTATGTAAAAGATGGATACGAATATATCAACATTTCAAGACACCATTTAGCAGATTATATTAAAAGTCCAGAATTCTTTGTTGGAAGATATGATGCAAGTTATGATGGAACATCGTTACATAGTGTTACTGGTCAAGTTCCAGAGGTACTAAGAAATATTGCAGCATTTAGATCTTTGGCAAAAGCAAAAGGTGATAAATGGTGTCAAATGGATTATCATTATTTCTTATTGCAAATGCTATATTTAGTAGAATATGCTGATTATAACTCACAAAGTAAACTTGGTAATGGTATTGTAGGATGTAGAGTTAGTGATGCTGATAAGGCATTAGTTGCAGAGAACAATACAAATAGAATTATTATTAATACAAGTGCTGCTAATAGTTTTATTGTAGGTCAGCAAGTGAGCATAGGTACAAGTTCAGCATGGAATTGGAGTGTAGCAAAAAATAGAACAATTTTAAGCAAAGAGGCTTACAATAGTGGTGGAATAACAGGTACCGCAATAACCTTTGATGGAGATCCAGTAAATATTGCTTTAAATAACGTTTTATGGACGACAGGACAAAAATCAGGGCAATGTGATAGTTTAGGAATGAAATCAGGATGCTTGAATAATGATAGTAAACATGCTATAATATATCGTGGAATCGAGAATATATTCGGTAATATATGGCAATTTGTTGATGGTATTAATATAAAAGAAAATCAGTCTTATGTATGTACTAATCCAAGTGAATATGTATCTGATACTTTTGCAGCTCCATATAAGGAGTTAGGATATGCAAATTCAAACACAAATGGGTATGCGATGTCACTTGGATATGATAAAGAAAATCCTTTATTTGCATTAACAACAGAAGTTGGAGGTGCAAGTTCTACTTATATGACTGATTATTATTATCAAAATACTGGGAATAGAATTGCTTT